ATAGGTGAAAGTGGCAGGGAGGTGAAAAATATGACCACTCAAGAGAACATCGAGCAAGTCATGGATGAGGTGAAGAACTTCCTTCTTCAGAAGAACATCCAATACGGTGACTCGGTGTTCAATCCAGTTAGAGTGTTCTCCAAGGTCAACAAGGATGAACAACTCAAAGTCAGAATAGACGACAAGTTGAGTCGCCTCATGAGAGGCAATGACTCGATGGAGGCTGATGAGGATATTGTCAAAGACCTCATTGGCTACCTTGCATTGCTATTGATTGCAATGCGTTCAGATTCACAGTAGCGTAAGCACGACGCTATTATGAACAGTTGGGTTTTACGCTAAAATCGAAGAAGATATTAGCAGTTGCAAATCGTCCCATGCATCTAGGGCTGTCCGGTATAAACAAATACAGCAGAAGCGATTGCGTAAAAACAAATTAGGTGTAAAAAGAAATGACATCACGTTTGAGAGGCTGTGCAGCCACATGTCTTTGACTAGGACATTCTCATGAAAAACGTCTAGCGGCGTATATTACAATGGTATCAGCGGATTGGAAGTTTACAATGTAAACACTAACAAACGAAGTCACTTAAACTGCGTAGTAGAGGACACAGAGCCTTTCGGTTGCCCCAACACTCACATTCCTAGTATTGGTTTACAAGGTAAAAAAGACACAAGACATCTACGGCTGTTTTGCCTCCTAAATGTAAAACGGGGTTCTTATGTTCAGGTTATCCCTCGTTGTCTCCAATACAACATGGAATTAGGTTTGTACGAGTCAAAAGAGAGAAAGGCTACGTGTTGGGTACACGAAAGTACAACGGTCAATATCGCTCTCTTCCTAATTATTTCACATTCAAACAGTCGGTTTGTATCGGTAAAAAACGCGCATCCCAAGATACAGGGCTTTCTCTCTCCACCCGCGTTTTCCCGACTGATTACTATTCACAGGTGATATTATGCCATACAAGAATTGTCAATTCATATTAGAAGACGGACACAGATGCAACAGGACTTTTGGTGTTAGAACCATTAGGTCCAGTAGAAAGATGTGTCCTGAACATGAGCGTAAGGATGTCACTAAGGGTGCTGGTATTCGTAAGATTCAGGCCAAGCAGGAATATATGCGAAAGTTTCTCGATGACTTGTACACATACAAGATAGATGAGATTGACAGCAGACTAACTAGGATGCGAGAGCGTCAAACTGCCTTGGATAGAAAGATGGACAGGGTTATCGAGAACATGGAGAAACTGGATGAGAACTTCTCTAAGATGAAGGAACTCAACTCCAAGATAACAGAGTCGATATACAACAAAGGACCGATATCTTATGATAAGATACAGAAGCAACTAATCACATTGAATAATAAAATAATAAAAATGCAAAAGAGTGATGAAAATGATAAAAGGAACAGAAGAACAAGAAAAGATATGGAATGAACTAGAGAATGGCGATAGTCATGTAATGGTCTATGCCGGTGCAGGAACCGGAAAGACGTTTACTATCGTTCAAGGCTCAAAGAGAATAAGCGGAGAGAAGATGGGTTTTCTCGCCTTTAACAAGGCAATTGTGAAGGAACTAGACGCGAAACTACCCTCAGATTGTAAAGCAGTGACGTTTCATTCGCTAGGGCTTGCAGCAATTAAGAGAATCGACAGGAGAAGCAAGGTATCGGGCTTCAAGACGAGGAACATCATCGAGATAGTCCTTGGTAAGAAGTACAAGTCGAAGACTGCTTTGGCTAAGTTGATATCACTGATGAAGTCATCAATGGTATTCACTCCCGATGTCGATAGGAATACGATGTTGAATATCATATCGATGTACAATATCGAGTTCGATGGTGTTCGTGATAGGAACAACGCATTCGATGCGATGCCTGATTTGTATCGCAGGAGCGTGACTACGCAACAGATAGACTTCGATGATATGATTTGGCTACCAATAGTCATGCAATTATCGATAGAGCATTTCGGTGTTCTATTCGTTGATGAGGCACAGGACTTCAATGAGGCACAGAGGCAATTAATCCTGAAGGCATGTAATGGTGGAAGGATGGTTGTCGTTGGCGACCCCAATCAGGCAATCTATGGTTTCCGTGGTGCTGACTCAGCATCTATGGGACTATTCGAGTCAACGCTTGAGAAGTCATCAAGAGGTGTGAAGAAATTCACATTGAGCAAGACATTCAGATGTCCCAAGTCAATTGTAGCAGAGGCAAACAGGTATGTTCCTGAATACCACTGTCACGATGATGCTGATGAGGGAACTGTCACAGTCAATGCCACATTCAATCCATCAGAGGGCGATATGGTCCTATGTCGGGTAAATGCACCATTGATTGAGAAGTGCTTCGCTATGATAGCAGATGGTAGACCAGCATATGTGCTTGGTCGAGATATCGGTACTTCACTGAAGACACTGGTGAAGAAAATCAAGATGTCCGAGGATATGCCAATAGAGATATTCCTTCCACAACTGAAGGATTACGTCACTGAGGCCAAGAGGACATTGAGGCTACAAGAGAAGGATAAGCAAGCAGAGGGTCTTCAAGACCGATATGATTGTATTGTTCATCTAACGAGAAATGCAGTCAGCATCAAGGGACTGCTTGATAACATAGAAACCATATTCAAAGACGGTAAGAATCGTGGGGTTGTTTTCTCCACTATCCACAAGGCCAAGGGTCTTGAGTCGAATAGCGTATGGATAATCAAACCTGATGTTATGCCACATCCGATGGCAAAGTCAGCAGCAGACAGAAAGCAGGAGAACAACCTGTGCTATGTCGCAATAACAAGGGCAATGAAGAACCTATACTATGTAGGAGACAGGGTTGGTAAGGCATGATTGTAATTGAAATGGAAGAGGATAATTACATCGTGAGGGTTTACGATAGAGCGACTGGAAAGGATGTTGATTACATGATTGATTACATGGAAGGTGAAGAGGAATGAGCGGAGATTTATTTGAGAAGGCTCACAAAGACGCAGCACGAAGATGGAATGATTTGCGGTTTCTTAAATGGGCTGAGAAAACTCATCCTGCAATCGTAAGCAAGTTAAGGCAAGACTATGAAAAATCAGAGGGAGGTGAAGAGGAATGAACATATTCGCAACAGATTTGAATCCGTATAAGGCAGCAGCAGTGCAAATCGACAAACACGTAGTCAAGATGTGCGTCGAGAGTTTGCAGATGATTTCAGCAATTATGCACCTTCTAGGCATTAATGCGCCATACAAGTCAGTCATGTTGAACCATCCCTGCACGATATGGGCTAGGCAGACCTGCACTAACTTCGCATGGTTGGTTGTTCATGCACATGCTCTATGTGAGGAATACACTCGCAGGTATGGCAAGGTACACAGTGTCGAGATGAACCTGCTTCTGTATAGGGATAATATATACAAGGCATGTAGAGAAATACAGTATCATAACAAAAATGAAGATTTGACACCATTTGCTATCGCTATGGCAGATAAGTATCGATTGCAGAAGAAAGACGATGAAGATGACTTTGAGTTCGCAATAAGGAGTTATCAGCACTATTACCTAGAGGGCAAGTGGAAGTTCGCCTCATGGAAAGACAGGCATCATGTCGCAGGTCGAGGCACTTTCCGTCCGAAGGTTGAGTATCTAACACCGATTAATCCTACGATAATGTCAATAGTCGGTGAAGCATCAGATGCTTGGCACTATGATAATCATAGAAATAATCGCAGTGAGGTTAGTCTACCAAGCATACCTGATTGGTGGCCTGAAGACCACATCATGAAGATGCAAGCAAAGGAGTATGTTCGCCTATCTGAGTTTCAAAGGAGACTCAACAAGAAAGCGGAGAAGACGTTAGAGAGGTGGCGTAATGCCAACGTGTGATGAATGTAAAGATACAGGTTATGTCATCGTTCCTGATGCCTCATGGGAGGATTCATTAGAACGATGCATGGCTTGTTATCTGAGAACGGAGTATGAGATAAAGGAGGAATGAAAAATGGAAATAACAATAGAAGAATTGGATGAATATAAGCAGAAAATACAGAACGAAATGGATGTCTTGTTTTACTACAAGATAAAGAAGATGGTGGACAATGGATATACCGCATATGGTATTCTCCACATGTTGACTAACTTCCACACTGTCACTGGTAAGAAGCGTGATGAATTGCATCCCATAATGGATAACGTGCTTGACAGCAACAAGCCGATAATGGAGGTGAATGTGAATGAGTAAACTGGTCACGATAAACAATCAGTTGTTTATTGAGCATGGCGATAATTCCATTGCCGTAATCAAGGGATGGGAATCCTACTCAGGATGGTATTGGTTTGCCACTGAGTTAGAAGATAAGGACTACGGTGGTGCGCCACTATGGTTCGGATATGTGCAGGGATTCCACGATGAGTGGGGAACGTTTTGGCAGGGTGAGTTAGACCCGTTGATTGAACAAGGTAAGGTTTGGGAGATAAAACCCCAAGACCTACCACTAGCAGGAAGGAGGAATTGAAATGGAAGTAAAAGTAGATTTTAGAATAGTGAATGATGAAGAAATGCCACCTCTAATGATAACACCCAATGACAGGGATGAGGTAAAGGTCGTATTGAATGCGGCCCATAGGACTTGGTTAGCCCTGAACAGGAAAACAATAGGTGGGCTAGGTGAGCCTGTATTCGACAAGATTGATTTCTTGCTACAGGCATGGTTGGAAGAGCAGAGAGCATATGAGAAATCAGATGGTGAATACTAATGGATATACCAAGAGAAGCAATTGAGTTAACAATGGAAAGACAGGAATGGAGTCCAAAGAGAGGACTTGGGACTGGTCATTGGGATATGAAACTCAAGAAGAAGATGGTTGAGTTATCTGTAGCGGATAACTACGATGAAGCCAAACTTGAGTGGAGGGCCACTGGTGAAGTGTATTGGGGCAGTGAGTCCGGTATGCCAGCATTTGCTGCCAAGCATCCCGGCGAGTGTCTATGTGGGCATCATATCGTATATCACTTTGAGATTGAGAATACTGAGAATGGTATTAGGGAATGTGTCGGTTCAGACCACATTAACTCCTACATGATTATGAGGGCAATCGCCTCTGAGAAGAACCTGACTGAGAATGAAATAACTGATGATATGATTGAGCAGTGGGTGAATGTCAGAGTAGAATCCATGAAGAA